CTTAGCTCAAGCAGCATTAGATCAGCAAAAGCTTGCACTACAGGCTCAGCAATTAGTACCAATGGCCTTACAAGCAGGTGAGCGAGGCTTTGATGTTATGGGTCAGATTGGCGGTCAACGTGGTATACGATCACAGCAAGAGCTTATGGACAAGATTGGTATGTTTAATGCTCCTCGTGCAGCTGAGCTTACTAACCTAGCACAGTTCTATGACTTCTTAGGTTCTAATCCATTAGTTGGTGAGTATGATCAAGAAGGTAAAGAAACAACTACTGTTAAGAAGAAGGCTGATCCACTAGGAGCCGCTATGGGTATTGGCTTAGCTATGGCAGGAATGCCTGTAGCAGGTGGTGGTAGCTTAGGCGGTAACTTCCTAAGTGGTATGATGGGAGGCGGTGGATCTGCTTTAAGCGGCTTCCCTTCAATGGCAGGTGGTACAGGTGGTGGCGGTGGTGCGCTTCCTGTAATTCCTTCAAATCCTTTCGCTTATTAAGAAGGTAAATGATGAATAAAGATGATGCAGTAATCCAGTTTCTACTACAGCAAGAAGGGTTTGAAACTAGGACATATATTCCAAAGGTTAACGGGGTTGTCGTGGGCAAGTCTGGTTTAACCTTTGGCGGTGGTATTGACATTGGTCAGATGGACTTGAGAGAGTACAAGGCGTTGGGACTCCCTGATGCTTTAGAGTCTGCTATGCTTCCTTATGTAGGTAAGCAGGGCGATGACGCTGTAGCTATTGAGTATGAGTTGGGACACTTTAACATCCCTGCTGAGATAGCTATGAACATTACTCGTAGGCATATTGAGAAGTCTAAGAAGAAGCTACGTAATGCTTTCCCTAAGTTTGATTCACTAGCACCACAACAACAGGCAGTGGCTCTGTCACTACTACATAACTATGGTGCAGCTGCTCTTAGATACAATACAATGAAAGCGGTTATCAATGGTGATTTGCAGACAGCTATCGCTAAGCTACGTGACCCATCGGAGTGGAAGAATGTCGAGCTGCATCCTAGACGTAACAGAGAAGCTGACTTGCTAGAGTCTTTGCTTGTATCTCAGATGCAACAGCAGCAACAGCAGCAAGCTAATATGTTTAACAAGGTAGGTGTATAATGGCAACTCCAAATATATTCAAAACAGGAAGTCAAGCTAAAGTAAATGCGCTTATTAATCAGGCTTTACAGTTAGGCGCTACTCCTGCTATGTTAAATACAGTTACGCGAGGGGCTATATCTCCTAACTATACTTTACCTACTGCGGTGTCTCAAAACATACCTGTAGGTTCTGAGTTTGATGTAGACTTTAATGCTCCTTCTTCTAGGTATGTACCGGATCAAAGATCAGCTAGAGAAATACTTAGCTCTTCTACGAATCCTTTTGCATTAATAGGCAGAGGTGTAAACGCTATTGCAAATATACCTAATATGTCTCTTCCTGCGCTAGTGCCTCCTTATGATCCAGTAGCTGCAAAAGAGCAAACACAGTCTCTTGTTAATCAAAATGCTATTGATACGGACATCCTACAGGATGAGTATAACCTTGATAAGGAAAGACGTATTGCAGATGCTAATATCTCTCAATATATACCTAACATATTTAAATCTAGAGCGCCTTCATATGTTGTAGGTGGTAGTCTGCAAGATACAAGAGACATAGGCATAGCAAAAGATAGAGTCGCTATTCAGCAAGAGATAGATACTGGTAAGAAAGAAATAGTAAAGTCTCTACAGGCAGGAGGTATAACTGCGGGTGAAGCTGAGTTTAATCTAGATGTTCTTAGGCAGCGACAAGACAGATTAAACAGAGCTGTTCAAAAGACAGATGAAAACTCTGCTAAGTTTGATAAAGATAGAGAAGAGCTGCTAAAGTCTTTAGGTGAAGATCCTACTATTAAAAGAGGCTTATCCCCGTCAGGTACAACAGACGATACGTTTAAAGAAAAGACTCCAGAAGAGAAGTCTCAAGATCTTCAAACAGCTAAGATTCAGACTAAACTTAAAGACACATCTGCTCTTGATAAATCAGAAGGTCAAGGTAGTGGTGCTGATAACTGGTTCGATGCTGTTAACGAGCGTGTTGACTTGATGGCTATGGGTGCTGCTATGTTGGCAGGTTCGTCTAGCGGTGAAGGTACTCTGGCTAACTTAGGTAAAGGACTACAAGCAGGTATTGCAGCTAAGAAATCAGCAGCTCAGGAAGCTGAAGCTAAGAAGTATAGAGATGCTGCACTGGCTCTTGATGCTATTAGAGCGCAAGCTGCGGCACGTAAAGCTAGAGTGCAGGAGAGGGCAGCGGGTTTAGTTGACCCTTTTAAGAATCAAACAGCTAAAGTAAATTCAATAGTTGCTCAGCTAAAAGCAGCTAATATTGAGGGAGAACCTTCTGATTTAAACGATTTAGCTACTCTTATAAATACCACTGACCCTAGCTTTGTAACAGCACCTCAAGAGTTACGCAGCAGTGTTCTGGATTACTTTGCTAAAGAGTATGGAAATAACTGGTTTTCAGATGGCGGTGAGATAGATATTACAGAAGCCAGAAAAGGATACCTAGAAGCTCTTCAATCACTTTCAGGAACTAAATAATGTCAGAAGCGATAGACTTTGATGCACTATGGACTGCTGCTGATCAGCAGTTTGATCGTAACATTAGTCAAAGCCCTGATGGAATAGCAGATCAAGTAGGCGCGGGAGTTGACTTAGGTCAGGCGCTGTTATATAGAGGTGGTCAATCACTAGCAGAGGCATTCGGATTCGCAGACAGCGCATTCGGACAGGCTATGGTTGATGGTAAGAACGAGAACTTAACAGAAGTAAACAAGGTGAAGGCACATCCTCTGTATGAAGATGGTGAATTCTCCTTCAGAGGTTTACTGGATCAAGTTGCTAGAGGTGCGGGTACTATTGGCGTTGCCTTACCTGCGCTTGCAGCAGCCCCTGCCGCTACTTTAGTAGGTGCATCAGGTACTACAGGTGCGTTGGTAGCAGGTGGTTTAACATCTGGCTTTATGAACATCGGTGATATCGGTTTAAAAGCAGAGGACATGGATGAGGCATACAATGCTTCTATGGCAGACTTAGGTACTGGTCTTGCTTTAGGTGCGTTAGAGCCTTTGGCTGCTGCTAAGTTTGTTAAGGCTTTATCTCCTGCGTTTAAGCGTGTAGCTCCAGACGTACAAGATGCAATTAACTCAGGAAACGCTGCTGCTTTTAGTGGTGCTATTCGTAGTCAGGTTGCTCAAGCCCCTTCTGTAGGTAGAGCAATGGGTATTAGCGCATTAACGTCAGGCGCGACAGAAGGTGTACAGGATATATCAACAACTCTGGCAGCCGCTAACGCTACGTCTTACTGGGATGAGTTAGATATTGAAGAGGCTATGAAAGAGTCTGCGGTAGAAGCTCTGGTTGGCGGTGTGTTGGGCTTACCTTTTGGCGTAGGCTCTAGCGTTATGAACAAAGCTCAGAACAATGCAGACTTGTCATTTGCCAAGCAAGTAGACGAGGGTATTATTGAGTTTGATTCTAAGACAGGAGGTTGGGTTAAGAATCAAGAGAAAGTTCCAGTTACAGAGACTAAGCTAGGTCACTTATATTCTAAATACTTAGCCCCTTTTATGGGTGAAGCAGGAAGCAAGACTCTATCTCAGATAAATACAGATAAAGCTAAGAAGCTTATTGGTGAGTTTAACCAACAGCAAGGTTCTTTCGCACGTAGACTAGGAATCAAGCCAGTACACGCAGAGTCAATGGCGTTTAAGTCAGCTTATAACAAAGGTCTAAGTACCTTCTTAACTTTAGACGCTGTTGAAGCTCAGGCTGTACATGATCAGCGTGTAATGCCAGAGGGAGAAGCTAAGCAAGAAGCATATGCTAACTTAAGTAAGCAAGGTAAGAAGGCATCTAATGAGTTATCTACTTTCTTAGACTTGACTATCAAGAATGACCTTAAGAATCTAGGTATAGATACTACTTTGTTTGAAGGCGGTACTTACTTCCCATTGCATGGTCGTTTAGATTACAAGAAGATCAAGCAGAACAAAGAGCAGTTCATCAACGATGCTATGACAATAGCTCAAGAGCGTGGTGTCGAGCTTACCAGAGAAAAGGTAGAGAAGTACGTAGCTCGTATTGAAAGCCAAGGCTATGAACACTTTGGTATTGATACCGACACTAAGATACTTAAGAAGTACTCTGAAGAAGTAGATTCTTTTATTGAAGAGGGTATGACTAAAGAAGAAGCTCAGAAGAAAGCAGCTAAGAAGATGAACAACAGGGTAGGTAAGCGTAAGACTCAAGGCATTAAGGTTAACACTCAGAATGCTGTTGAGACTCATCGTATGTTGGCAGAGCTTCCGCAGGATTTCTGGAATAGTTGGACTGATCCTAAAGCCAAGGTTCAAGAGTCTATCTATTCTTATTATGAAATGATGTCAGAGAGACTAGCTCACGTTAAGAAGTTTGGAGCTAATAATGAAGTGTTCTACGAAAGAGTAGCAGATGTAATCAATGATGCTAAGCAGAAGGGTATCAACTTTAACGTAGAGACAGTGACTAATGACTTAGCTAACCTGATGAACCTATCTCAGCGTATCCCTACACGTAACTTAGATGTTACCCAAGGGGATGGCCTTAGAACTGCACAGAATGCTGTTAGAGCGGGTTTATCTGTAACCCTACTACCACTATCTCTTCTCCCTTCATTGGCTGAGGTGTTCGTTGTAGCCTCCAGAACGGGACAAACAGGTAAGACTGTTACTGCGGCAGGTAAACTGACAGCACGTATTATACGAGAGCAGTTTAAACATGGTCGTGGTCTGACGTTTAACGACGCAGCTAAGTTGGTGGACTCCACTGATATCATTGCAGACTTAGGCATGACTGCTTATGAGCTTAAGAACACAGCAGCTGCCCGTATTGGTGACAATGAGATTGGTGGTAGGATTACTAACTTTGAGAACTTCTTCTATAACATGACGCTAACGCCTCAGTGGACTGAAGCACTGCGTATGACTGCTGCTATTCAAGGTGAGCAAGCATTCAGAGCTGACTTAGTTGCTTATGATAAAGCAATTAAAGATGGAAATATTAAAGAGCAAGTACGCATAGGCGATAAGTTTGCTGAAGCCGGTCTTAGCATAGCTGAAGCATATAACTGGCATCTTAGAGGCGGTAAGAAAGATAAGTTCTATACAGATAAGTTTAGAATGGGTGTTCTTAACGTAGTAGAAGATACAGTGATGCGGCCACGTATGGTACAGAAACCTGCTTGGATGGCTGACGAAAGGTTAAAGCTGTTAGCGCAGCTGAAATCATTCTCTATTGTGTTCAACAACGTAGTGATGAAAGGTTGGTATAACCAGATGGTCGCTAATGGAACTTCAGAAGATAAGATTCGTCAAGCAGCAGTGATTGCTCCGTACATTGGTATGATGATTGCTACTCAGATTATGGCCTCTGCTCTACGTGAGTATGCCAAAACTGGTGACATAGAGAAGTGGGAAGATAAAGACGCAATATCTCATGCTCTCTCTGCGGTAGCCTACATTGGTGGATTATCATTTGCAGTTGATCCTTTCCGAGCTAGTAACTGGGGTGTTGATCCTACAAGTATCATACTCGGACCTGCGGCATCAAAGGCTAATGACTTAGTGTCAGGTGTTGGGGCTATATTGTCAGGTTCATTAGCACCAGAGGATGTAGTAGGTGCTGTAATTAAAGATGTGTCCAGAGGCTTCCCAATCATAGCAGGACTAACAGAGGATTTCTAATGATAGGCGTAACAGACTTAATAGCAGGTATCTTTAAACCGGCAGCGGGATTGATAGATGACTTGCATACATCAGAAGAGGAAAGACTAGCAGCTAAGACTAAGATGCTAGAGGT